GGCGACGGCATAGAGCTAATCGACGGCGTAAGGGTCTACCTGGTGGACAATACCCCCACAATCATCGGGTCCGTGCATACCCTCCCCGGCGGGGAGATGCTCGCCCGCGGCAGCATTCTGCGCGACGACCTCACGCTCACGCCTACCTATATCGCCCGCGTCGGTGACTCCTTCGCCCACGCGCTCACCGCGAAGGCCGCCCTGGAGGAGGCTCGCGAGAAGTGGGAGAAGGACCGGCCCCTGGAGGACCGTATCGCCGACTTCGTCGCGGCGCATCCCGACCTCGACACCCCTTACGGCGACCTCTTCCGCTGGCATCACATCCTCACCGGGTCCTGCACCCAGGGACGCCTGGAGTGGTGCCGCGCCCACGGCCTCCAGCCCACCGACAGCCTCACCGTCCGTGAGTTCATCCGCCTGACAAAGGACAGCTACGGCGGCAGCGACATCAAGCAACTTGCAAAATCTTATGCAGCACTCTAAACCATATACCGTCAGCATAGAATTTCGTTCGGGGGGGGGTATCTGCTACGAATTCCGGGACGCTCGCGCCGCTCGGGAGAAATACACCGACCTGCTGGCGAAGTACCTCGATGCCAGGATATACATGAATACACATCATGAGGGGTAAACTATCAACCGCCGAAGCACAAAGCGATGGCGACATCTGCGCGAACTGCAGGAACTACCGGCCCGGCAAGCTGGAATTTAATTGCCGGGAGAAGGGGACTGTGGGTCCCCTGTGGAAAATGTCATGCTTTGAAAAAATAGTCAATGATATGGAAATAGATGCAAATGCACCGAAAATGAAAACATGCTCCCGCTGCGGAAAGGAGCTGCCGCTGGAAAAATTCGGCAGGAATGTCCGTGCCGTCGACGGCTATCAGAAGATCTGCCTGGACTGCTTCAAGGAGGCCCTGAAGGCCGGCACCAAGAAGAAGGGGAAGACCAAGGCCGTGAAGAAGGCGGCCGCCGCCATTAAGGAAGCTGCGGGATGTGCTGCTGCCGCTGCGGGATCTGCTGCCGCCGCTGCGGCCTCCATGTCCTCGCTCAGGTCTGCCGCGATTGACCTGTTGAAAGGTTTCGCCGACAAGGAGCTGGCCAATGAACTGCGGGCCCGCGGCTGGGACGTATCATGCACAAAAACCACCGTGATAGAGATATGAGCAGACGTGACATCCCCCTGGGCTGCAGGCCCTTCAACTTGGAAGCTGCCAAGGAGGGCGCACCGCTGCGCACCCGTGACGGCCGGCCGGCCTCTCTGATACATATCATAAGCGACAAACATGTCGAGTATCCGGTGATCGCCATTGTCGATGATGAACCTCGGTCATTCACTTCGCAGGGAGTATATCTCTCGCCTGCGGAGAGTGAATTTGATTTATTCATCGTCGACCTGTCCTCTCATGGCCTGTCAGAGTTCGAGGACAAGCTCTCCAATATTATCCAGTCGGCGGTCAATTTGTCGGACCGCTCCGAGCTCACGATGGAACATGTCCGGCAGTGCGCTGCGGAGCTCCTGCAGATTGCATTCCGAGAATTCACTGAGAAAAATACCTCCTCACAATCAAATCCGTAGATGCAAGCATTCCGGGGGCCAGTCCGGAAAAGGAGGACGGGAAGCTGGCCCCATTATTAAACCAGCCATGAAACCACGAGTCAGTATCATCATCCCCTGCTACAACATGGAGAACTATGTTGAGGAGACCATCAGTTCAGTCCGCGCACAAACCATGGATGAATGGGAGTGCATCATCGTCGATGACGCCTCCACCGATGGCAGCGCCGAAGTTATCGAGAAGTATCTTTCCAAAGTCGGCGACACGCGAATCAGATATATCGGCCATGATTTCAACATGGGAGTCGCCCAGGCCCGCAATACCGGCATCGAAGCGGCTGAGGCGGACCTGATCATCTGCCTGGATGCGGATGACTGCCTGTATCCGAATGCCGTGCGCCTGATGGTCGAGGCCATGGAGAATGACCCGCTGGCCGCATGGGCTGCCGGCAGGGAGCAGCGATTCGGGGAGCAGACCCGCCAGCTGGAGAGACGGTTCCGTGGATACGAGGCGCTGCTCGAGACAAACTCCCTGAGCGTCTGCGGCTGCTTCCGTAAATTCGACTGGAACCGCGTCGGCGGATACCGGAGCGGGACTATGTACGAAGACTGGGAATTCCTGATCCGTCTGCTTTATCATAATGACAGGGTGATTCACGTTGAGGAGCCGACGATCATGTACCGCGTCCGCTCTGGCAGCAGGGTTCATGAGGCGCTCGCATACGGCCATGAGAAGAACTGCGAAATCATCCAGCAGCTGAATCCGGACATCTATGCCGGTCGGCCGGTCCGCTTCACCCCGTGCCACCGTGACCCGGTCCTGGTGGTCATCCCGTATCTGGACAGCGGCGCCCAGGGCTGCGAGCTCGAGCTGGCCATTGCCGGCTGGCGCAAACACTTCCAGGAGGATTTCCAGATTGTCGTGGTGGGAGATTATCACCCCGTGGTCGAGACCGGTGATGACATCCTTTTCATAGAATGTCCCCGCGTCGAGGATGACGGAGTGAACTACCGTCCGCACATCGACCATGTTCACAAGTTCCTGGAAGTCCGCAAATGGTTCCCGAATAGCAAGGGATTCATCTACACCTGCGACGATATCTACGCCTATAACGATTTCACGCTGGCGGACGTGCAGGTGCTGAAGGCCCATGCCGTGGAGTACAAGGGCATCCCGATCGGGCCGAACCTGTGGCAGCAGGACCTCGCAAAGACCAGGAGGTATGCCGATGAACACCGGCTCCCTCACATCAATTTCGTCTGTCATCTCCCGGTATGGTACGAATGGGACAAGCTGCTCCACATCTATCGCCAGTGCGACGCTGAGCACAATTCCATGGTATACGAGCAGATCTATTTCAACACCTATTTCCAGGGCACCGCGGCGACTCTGCTCAATGATTTCGAGGACCACTGGCGATATTGCGTCCGGGACAATGCCGACGTCAGGAATACGCTCCGGTCGAAGTTTCGGAGAAAGATATGGATAAACAATACCGTGGAAGGATGGAACCCGGACATGGAGGCAGTTCTCCGCGACCATTACAAGATTTGAGGAGCAATAAATTGAACAATTCGCCAATAAAATGAAAGAAATGCAAGACAAGGATCCTGCAATCGTCTGCGCCTTCGAGCTGGCGATGCTGGACTTTGAGGAGGGCCTGACCCACGTCGCCGCCCGTGGATACAGGTCGAAATATGAGCGGGTATACAAGCGCCTGAAGAAGGCGGGCAAATGGACCGCGGAATGGCTGCTCGAGCAGTTCGCCCTGGTCGCCTGCCGGATGTCCCGGCTGCCGGCTTCCACAAGGGGCCTGATCGGCGTCATAGGGGACCGTGCAATGGATATAGACACCGGGAGTCTCAATGCCGCCCAGGAGCGCCTGAAAGCCATCAAAAACGAACAAATCCAGGGTACTATGGAGGGATAACACAATGCGCAAGCGCCCGCTGGTGCGTCGTATTAATACCAAAGTCTCGGAGGCCGATTACGCGGCCCTCCAGACTATCGTGCGCACCTACGGCTTCCGTTCCGTGTATCAACTCCTGCAGACACTTCTGGTCTGCTTCCTGCGCCATGTGGACAGCGTCAGGGATGCCGAGTATGAAAGCGGCATCGGCGTGGAGATTGACGAGATGTTCGACGAGATGATGGAGGAGCAGGACCGGTCGTTCCGCTCCAGCTCCACGTATCAGCGGCGTAAGATTGACTATTGACATGAGAGACGAGGCGTACAAACATCTGCTCGGCTCCCGAACCTGGAAAACACTGAGAGCCAGCTACCTACAGAAGCATCCTCTTTGCGAAGAATGCGAGGCGGCTGGCCGTACCGTGCTGGCGACGGAGGTGCATCACGTCATCCCCATCGGCTCGGAGAAATCCCTCGCAGGGATGCGGCGTCTGGCATATAACTATCAGAACCTCCGGGCGCTCTGCCATGAATGCCATGAACGGATCCACCGCGAAGAATTCGGCTACGACAAGCGCAAGATGGTCGCCCGTCAGCATGAAAAAGCGCAGGCATTCATGGAAAGATGGCTATCCAAAGGGGCCGGGGGATAATTTTTCAGTCGGTCAGTGTGGCAGGCACACCCTCGCCCCCCTCTCTTTTTCACGCGAGAGTGAAATTTTTCGATTTTGGTTTGATTTACAAACAATTAAATCAAAATATTTGAATTAAAACATTTGAAAAAATGGCTGAAAATGTTGAAAAAAAACAGCGCGGCGGTTCGCGTCCCGGCTCCGGCCGGCCCCGAACCGGTTCGGCGGAGCGGACCGAACCGGTGACCGTCGAGGGCACCATCGCCAAGATCACCGACCTACTGAAGGGCCAGGGCTCGTACTCCAGGAGCCTCGACTTCGCCATCAGCGTGGCGGCTGGCGCATACGTGGCGTATCACAAATGTCTCAAGTCGATCCAGAAGCGGCAGAAAGTCCAGTACAGCCTGATCACCCGCGAGGGCTCCAAAGTATACAAGATATATCCGGACATCGATGCGCTGCCATCTCTCACGAGGTCCCTCAAGGATATGCTCAAGACACTGGGCCTGACGCTCGACACCTTGGAAGCTGCCGACGATGACCCGCTCGAAACTCTGATCCGGAAAGTCAAGTCCGTGGAAAATGGATGACATCAGGAAGCAATATCTGCGCAAGGCCAAGGCGGAGCTCGTGACTGAGTTCCGCAAGGCGGGGGAGACCATGGTCGCCGGGCTGGACCTGGGCGGCGTGGATCCCCGGCTCCTAGAGTATGCGCACCTATTGCTACATGACCCCGAGTCTCACAACCTTTTCGAGCTGCTCGCCTTCCGGCGCTTCTGCGACTTCATGCGCCGGTATGAATTCCGCCGCGGCCTGGTCCGCTCCAAGGTCGTAGTCTTCGAGACGCTGCGCTTCCAGACGGAGCAGGGCCTCCGTTCCATTAAGCTCAGCCCGGTCCAGGTCTTCGTGCTGGCAGGGATATACGGATTCTGGAAGGAGGACGGGCGCAGGCTCTGCCGCAATGCCATGCTATTCGTGCCGAGAAAGTTCGGCAAGACCACGCTGGTCGCCGGCATCTGCATCGATGAACTGCTTTTCGGCGATGCCGACGGTCAGGTATATGCTTGCGCCAATTCTTACAACCAGGCGAAACTCTGCTTCGATATGATCCGCTCCGCCGTGTCTGCGCTGGACCGCGGAGGCCGGCGCTTCCGCGTGAACCGTGAGGTGATCCTCTCCGAGATGCCCGGGCGCCCTGCCTATGCGAGGTGCCTGGCCAGCAACCCGGAGACGCTCGACGGACTGAATGCCAGCTGCTACATCCTCGATGAATTCGCACAGGCCCGGAGCCCGGAGCTCCGCAATGTCATGAAGACATCGACCGGCACCCGTGCCAATCCTCTCGAGATCATCATCACCACTGCGTCGGAGCTCCAGGAGGGACCGTGCGCCGATACCCTGGAAGCCTATGAGAAAATCCTGCTGGGCGAGATCGAGGATGACAGTGTGTTCGCGGTCATCTTCCAGCCGGACGTCGATGACCAGGAGTCAGATCCGGCGACATGGAGAAAGGTCCAGCCGCATCTGGGATACACCGTCAAGGAAGACTTCTACGCAGCCCAATGGGCCGAGGCGCAGCGCGAAGCTGCGGCGATGCAGGCCTTCCGTACGAAACTGCTGAACATCTTTGCCAGCAACGAGGCTCAGGCGTGGATCACCGGCGACGAAATCCGCAAACTGTTCAAGGAGGTTCCCGTCGACAATCTGCCTGATGCCACCCCGCCATTCACGTCGGTCTCCTTCGACCTCTCCGTCTGGGATGACTTCAGCGCGGTCACATACGAATTCTACCGGCCGGACACTCAGAGCTTCCATTTCCATACGGACTATTATATCCCCGAGGATACACTGGCCCGCCATGCCTATGCGGACCTGTACCGCTCCTGGGTGGAGAAGGGATACCTCCGGGCGCTGCCCGGCTCCACGATTGACTATGACCAGATCTGCCGGGACATCATCAACAGGAATGGCAAGCTGCTGATATTCGCCATCGGGTACGACCCGTATCACAGCAAGCAGGCGGTCAATCTCCTCCAGGCATTCGGTGCCGGCTCCGTGCTCAAACCGGTGAAGCAGACCTATGGCGCATTCACCGGCTCCGTCGAGGCTCTCGAGCTCATGGTCAAAAACGGCCAGGCGACATTCACGCCCAATCCCATTACTGCCTGGTGCTTCGGCAACTGCCAGATGGATGAAGATTCAAACGGCAACCGGAAGCCCATCAAGCGGCAGCTCTCCCTGAAGATTGATGGAGCCGTCACCTGCCTCATGTGCCAGGACCTTTTTCTCAATATGAAGAAATAAGCCACCCAAATTTCGGCATTTCGCAGTCGGGTAGATAAATACATGCGAAATGTTCCTGGAAATTGATGATCTGAAAAAGCATCTGAACGTCGACCATGACGAAGACGATGCCTACATCGGCGATCTCTGCGAGGTCGCTGAGGATGCCGTGGAGACATACCTGCAGCGCCCGCTCACTGACTTCGTGGATCCCACCCGCTTCCCGCAGGCTATCAAGCCCGCCATCCGGCATGCAATCCGCCTGCTGGTCGGCACCTGGTATGCCAACCGTGAGAGCGTATCCTACGCCACAGGAATGCACGAACTGCCGAATGGTGTGTCGGCCCTTCTTACACCGCTGAAAAAATTCTGAGGATATGCAGGCAGGACTACTCCGTGAAATCATAGAGGTCCACCGCAGCGTGGAGACCCAGTCCGCCACCACCGGCGAGCAGCAGCTCACATGGCAGCGGATCTGGCGCGGCCGTGCCCGCGTGCAGTTCAGCTCAGGCACCCAGCTGCTGGAAAACCAGGAGACGGTCAACGTCGTGACCCGCAAGGTGACGATACGCACGAAGCCCTATTTCCGCGGCGCTCTCTCCACCCTCCGCGTCAAGATCGGGGATGACATGTACCGGATACTCTCCCGCGACATCCGCATCACCGACCAGGCGACCATCCTCATAGTCGAATTAATAAATACATGATATGGGACTTTTTGACTTTCGCACCCGCCGCCGCAGCGCTGAAGACGCTGCCCAGGAAAAAGGCAAGGACCAGGCCAAGGCAGGCAGAGTGACATCTCCCGGCGTCGATTTCGTCAGCTCGAAGGAGCTGGCCATGCGCATTGCCACGGTCTTCCGCTGCCTGGACATCCTGTCGAAGGGAGTGGCGCAGCTGCCGCTGAGGATCCTCCGGAACGAGGGCGGATATTTCGTCGAGGATGTCGACGATATTTTCAATCTGTACTATAAACTCCGCTGGCGCCCGAACAGCAGGATGAATGCCTTCGACCTGATGCGCTCGGCAATCATCCAGACTCACCTGCAGGGCAATGCTTACATCTACCCGAGGCTCGGCCCGGACGGATACTATGAGCTCTGCCTGCTGGCTCCGAACAGTGTCACCTATCTGCCGCTGAACAACTACTATGTCGTCAGCGACGTCATCAACGGCGTGGTCGGCAGCTTCCCCGCGGAGCAGATCATCCATATCCGCAACATCGGCATCGACGGCGGATATATCGGCATCCCGACGCTGCGCTATGCGGCAAACGTGCTGGCCATCTCATACAATGCCGACAAGCTCAATGTCGAGGACTTCAAGGGCGGCGGCATCATGCACGGCTACGTCTCCGGCAAGGGGAGCAGCGTCGGCTTCGGCACCGTCCAGGACTCGCAGCTCGACTCCGTAGCCAAACGGATCCGCGAATCCCTCGACGCGGGGGAGACCATATTCTCTCTGCCTGGTGAGATGCAGTTCAGCCAGCTCTCACTGAGCCCCAAGGACATCGAACTTCTCGCCACGAAGACATTCAACGTCCTTGAGATCTGCCGCTTCTTCGGCGTCCATCCTGACAAGGTATTCGCCCAGCAGACGGAGAACTACAAGGCCAGCGAGATGTCGCAGGTTTCGTTCCTTACCGACACGCTGCAGCCCTATCTCACACAGATAGAGATGGAGTATCAGATCAAGCTCATTCCGAAGTCGATGATGGAGCAGTATCGCATCAAGTTCGACCTCGAGCCCCTCATGCAGACCGACCTCTCTACCAGGTCCGACTACCTGACGAAGATGCTGGCCACCGGCGCCTACACCGTCAATGACATCCGCCGCATGACCGGCCACGGCCCCGTCCAGGGCGGAGATACGCCTCTGGTGAGCGCGAACCTGCTGCCGCTGGATTCGCCCAAGCTCAGGGGAGAAGCCACCCAAACGACCGAATAATTCCAAAAAGTAAAGCAATACCATGAACGAAATCAGAGTTTACGACTTCTCGCGTGAGCACAGGGAATTTGCTCCGCGGGTACGCGATGAAGAAGGCAGCCGCGTAGTCGAGGGCTACTCCATCGTCTTCAACCAGCGCAGCCGCGTCCTGTATGACAAAGCTGCCAAGAAGTCATTCGTCGAGGTGATCGAGCCCAGGGCCGTTACCCGCGAATTCCTTGACAACTGTGACATCAAGTTCCTGTTCAACCATGATGTCAATCGCATCCTCGGCCGCAGCACCTTCGGTGCCGGCACCCTGTCCTATGAGATCGATGAATACGGAGTACGCTACAGCTGCGAGCTTCCCAACACCGACGAAGCGGATGGCGTGCTCGAGGCAATACGCCGCGGCGATGTGTTTGGCTGCTCCTTCGCATTCCAGTACGACAAGGATGGCGTCATCGACGCCAAGGTCGGGAACGAGAACATCCGCACCATCATCAAGTTCGCCAGAATCAGCGATTTCTCCATAGTCGTGGATCCTGCCTACTGGGGCACATTCGTCACCGAGCGTGCATTCCAGGAGCCGGCCCAGCAGGAGGAACCGAAGAACGGATTCAGCGCAGCCCTGGAGCAGGAGCTGCTCGAAATAAGCAATCTCTAATCCCATTTTACAGGTATGAATAAAAACGAAGCAAGAGCCCGCTTCTTCGAGGTAAAGAAGCAGCTCACCGATCTCCTCTCTCTCGCCAAGGCCGAGAATCGTGCCCTGACCGCCGAGGAGGAAGCCAAGAAGACCCAGCTCCGCGCCGAGCTGGATGAATGCCAGATCCTGATGCAGATCGACGCAGCTCAGCAGCTCGCCGAGGCAGGCCGTTCCGCCGGCCAGGCCGAGCAGAAGAGAGCAGCCGCTCTCAACTTCGCCGAGCGCCTCGTGACGCTGATGGCCACCCCCGGCGGCAGGCTTGACGTGAACGTCCGCGACTACGCAGGCAACGATAAGTCATCCGTCGAGGCTGACACCGCTCTCACCATCGGTGAGATCATCGAGCCCCTCGAGAAGGGCATGATCCTGGACCGTCTCGGATGCCGCATCCAGACCGGCCTGACCGGAGACTGGCAGTATCCTGTCCTCTCCGCGGTCGAGGCTACCATCGCCGGCGAAACCGCCGAGATCGAGGACAGCAAGATCGACATGGACAAGATCAATCCGACTCCCCATCGTCTCGCCCTCAGCATCCTCGTCACCAGGACCGCACTCAACGCCACCAACGACCGTCTCCGTGACATCGTCCTCACCCAGATCGTCGAGGGTCTGCGCCGCACCCTGAATAAGTGGATGTTCAAGCGCACCGCAGTCGCCTCAGGCGTGAACGGTCTGTTCGTCCAGCCCGGCACCTCCGTTGAGATGGCCGTCGCAGGCAAACCCACCTACGCCGAGATCCTCGCCCTCAAGGCAGCCGTCGACAGCACCGGTGTTCGCCCTGACGACACCGCCGCCTATGTCATGACCAACGCAATGCGTGCCGTGCTCGAGGCTACTCCCAAGGGCGCCAACGCAGCAGCCGGCATGATCTGCGAGAACGACAGGATCAACGGAGTTCCCGTGTACGTCACCGAGTACGCACCCAAGAACGCCGTCGAGTTCGGTTATTTCAGCTATGCCCTGGTCGGCCAGTTCGGCGAGATGGACATCGTTGTTGACCCTTACACCAAGGCCACCAGCAACAGCGTCCGCTTCGTGCTGAACACCGACTTCGACATCAAGGCTGCCCGTGCTGAGGCATTCGGCATCCTGAAGTCCGCAAACGCCAGCGGTAGCAACTGATAGACCAGGGAGGGGCTCCGGCCTCTCCCTATATCTCTCACACTATGAAGGCGAATGTCCAGGTCGATACGAGTGAAGTGATCTCCGCGTTCCAGCGCCTGTCGGCGACGAACCCGGAGATGCGCAATTCGTTTCGCTCTGCGACGAGGAAAGCCCTCAGTATCATCCGCAAGTCCGTCCGTCAGGGCGCAGCTACGGTGACGACCAACAGGGAGAAGCAGACCAAGGGAGTCCAGACCCGGGTATACAAGAAAGTCCTGGGAGGATCCGTCGGTATCAACAAGAGCTTCACGCTCTCCACCGGCAAATGGTTCGGCCTGTACCTTTTGGAGCTGGGGACAAAGAACACCATCGGGCGGAATGGCCGCCTGCATGGGGCGACTCCGCCGAAACCTTTCTTCGAGCGATACACCAATCTCGCCCAGGGGAAAGCGATCGGGTCGCTGAACGACAATATCATCCAGGCTATTGATAAGCAAGCCGCCAAACGAAAATGATACTCTCGATATCGCATCACATCTATGCCAAGCTATCTGCCGACGCGGCAGTGGCGGCGCTCGCTGGGAATCGTATTTTCCCGCTCGGGTCCAAGAAGGAGGTCCCGTATCCGTTCATCGCGTATGAGCGTGACAATGTGACTCCGGACTACGACAAGGAGAAAAGGTCGTACGTGAACACCAGCGTCACCGTCTACTGCGTCGACGATACCTACGAGGGCTCCCTTGCCCTCGCCGAAGCTGCCGCCGCTGCTTTGGAGTGCAAGGATGCTGCATACGAGGGCTATCACGTCGAGGGCGGCCGCATTACCAGCGCAGCCGAGGGATATGTCGAGGGGGCATTCGTCCAGCAAGTCACTTTTCAATTCTTAATCATCGACGAATAATATGAATCCGAAATCAGGAAACGCCCGCAAGTTCTACGTCTCTACCTCCCAGGCAGCCAGCAACACATGGCTCGAGGGTGAGCAGAGCAACAGCTTCAACCGTTCCGCCGAGGCCCTTGACGTCTCCGACAAGAGCTCCAACTGGGGCGCATTCATCGCCGGCCGCCGCAATGCCACCGCTGAGGTGACTGTCAATCTTGACGACACCGCATCCAGCAAGCAGCGCGACCTGCTGAACGCACTCGACGCCGGGACTCCGGTCTACTGCTTCATCGGCACCCTGGCCTCCGGCTCCGCAGGAGCTCCTGCCGAGGGAGATTTCTTCCAGGCGATCGTAACCGCAGCCAATGACACCAATGACAAGGATGGAGTGGCATCCCGCACCTTCAGCCTCCAGGTGACTGGCGAACCCACGCACTATCCCACTGCATAATAATGATCAGGAGCAGATATGCCATCAACATCGAGGGCGCGAATGTCGAACTGCTGTTCACGCTCTCGATTTTTGAAATAGCTCGCCGGCGCGGCATCGTCATCGCGTCGGAGATGAAGAATGTGGCCGCCAGGATGGACTTCTTCAATAAGCTGATCTATCTGGCTGCCATCAATGCCTGGGAGTACCGGGCATTTGACGATCCGGGCCTGGGGGAGTTCCCCTACAAGCTCATTGATATCGCAGAGTGGGCGGGGAATCATCCGCTGGAATATGCCCGGATAATCAAGGGCGCCAGCGCCGCCATCGCCGGGAAGGAGCTCAGCGACGTAGATGGAGCCCAGGATGCGGAAGCTGCGGCAGAGGCCGCAGTCCAAAAAAAAAAATAATCGGGGACCTCTGGCTCTATTCAGACGTCGAAAGGTTCCTCGTGGGTGAATGCGGGCGGACGGTGCAGTCCGCGATGCTCGTGAGCGTCGAGGAGTACGTCATGCTCGCAGAGGGGAAGGCACGGGAGCAGCAGAAAAGATATGAGATCGCCAGATTCGGCCTGTATAATATCATGATGCTCTCGCCATACATCAAGCAGGGGAAGAAGCCTCGCAGCCCTCAGGCATTTATCCCGTTCCCCTGGGATACTCAGCCCGAGAAATACATCGGACATGTGGAGGAGGCTGACGTGGCAAAATTGTACGAATTGTATCAGGATTTTGTGAATAGACATGAGCAAGGTAGGTGATGTCATAGTCAAGCTTCTGCTGAAGTCTGATGAATATGAGAAGGGGCTGAAAAGGGGCCGCAGCGCCACCGATCAGTTCGCGTCTTCGGTATCCCGCGGCGTGACTTCCGCCATAGGCAAGTTCACCGCCATCATCGGAGTGGTGAGCGCCGTCATCGGGGCCATCGGTAAACTGTCCCAAAGCAACCAGCGACTCGCAGATGCCTGGGGCCGCATGACTGCTGCCATGTCGGCAGGGTGGGACTTGATGTTCCGGAAAATCGCCTCGCTGGATTTCTCGCACCTGCTGCGTGACCTCCGGGAGGTCGGCCGGTATGCCCGTGAAGCCTACGACGCCCTCGACGCCATGGGCGAGATCACAACATCCTACAACATATCTCTCGCCCGTCAGGCGAAGGAGATCGCACTCCTGAAGACGGATCTCCGCGATATGACGAAATCCGACGAGGAGCGCATCGCCGCCGGCGAGAAACTGCTGCGCATCTACAATAGTTTGGAGAGCTCTCCGACGTCCGGCCTCTCCAATGTGATGGATACGACCCTGGACCGGTATCTGGTTCAGATGGGATACAAGATAGAGGGAGTCTCGGACAAAGTCATGCCCGCCGTACGGAAAAAGTTCGTCGACCTGTTCGTCTGGCTCGGCACCTCCGAGGGCACCATGGCCAGCTCCGCCGCCCAGGATGCACTCAAGGCGCTGGGCGGGCACGTGGCCCGGTTCCGCAGTGAGATGGCGAAGGCCGGCCTCACACAGGAGCAGATAGATTTCGCAGAGAAATACAACAAGTATCTCAATGACAAGGACAGGGCCGCCATCGAGAAGGCCGTGGTCAACTACTATAACCAGGAGGCCAAATACAGCGAGGAGACGCTGCGCATCCAGACGCAGATCAATTCGCTTCGCCACCAGGCCGCCAACTCGGCAGGCCCCGCCGCCGGTCCGACCCCTGAGCAGCTCGAGCTGCAGCGCCTCAAGGCCGTGCTCGGAGGAGGGCTCGAGAGCGTCACGTCCCAGGGCCTTACTACCATTGCGGAGTCCCTCCAGATGCCCGACCTGATCAGCGATGACTGGATAGCACGGCAGGAGGAGCAGACCCGTAAATTCGAGGATCTGCTCGACAAGGTGACTGACATCTCGCTGGACTTCAGCATGGCCGTCCAGCAGGGCATCGTGGCCGGAATCAATGAGCTCGCCAGCGCCGTTTCTGCCGGTGAGAACATCGACGCCGGTGCCATGATTAGTGCACTCCTTTCTCCGCTGGCCGATGCCTGCATTGCCGCCGGTCTCCTAATCATGACGACCGGTGAAGGCGTGGAGGCGCTGAGGGACACTCTCCTCACCGGCCTGGTGACGGGAGGTATGTCAGCAATCGCCGCCGGCGCCCTGATGGTGGGAGTCGGCGCTGCCGCCAAGATCGGCCTCGCCGCCATTGCATCAGGCAGCCGTGGTGCCGGTTCCGGCGGATCCCTCTCGACGTCTGCAAGCTCGCCCGCATCTGCGGCCGGCGCAAGCGCCGAGAATGTCGAAATGACAGTACATATCGAGGGACTTGTAATCAAGGGCTCCGACCTGGTGCTCGCGACCGACAGGGCCCGCGCAGAGCTGGGGAGGTAGGGCTATGGCATACCAACTGAAATACTACAGCGAAGAATTCACCCGCGGCGGCGACACCATCCAGCTGCGGATCTATGAGAAAGACTACACCGGCAGCGCCAAGCAGATCGGTGACTTCGCCGGCATGTACCTCGATATCCAGGGGGCCAATGACACCGTCGATGCCCCCGTGGTGAAAACCTCGCTGCGTTTCTCCATGGCCGACACCGTGGACAAGACGAGCACCTCGACAGTCAAGTACGGCGGCTGGACCGAATTCTACACCCCTGACAGCACCAAATATAAGGTCGAGCTCCGCGTCAACAGCGCAGCCATCTGGACCGGCTATGTGACTCCGGACAGCTGGGGAGAGAATCTCAAATACCGCGATTATATCACCGTGACGGCCCGCGACAATCTCGGCCATCTGGAGGACTTTGAATTCAAGGCCCAGGATATCATCGACGCCGGGTATGATGTCACCTCCGACGGGCTGGCATCAGTTCAGTCCATCCTGAGGACCGCTATGTCGATAGTGGACTTCCCGATGACTTTCGACTATGTCAGCGCCCTGTACGGATACGAGCTCTATGCCGCCGACGGACTGAGCGCCAATTTGTGGCAGGTGGACCTCGAAGCATTTAATACGCTCACATGGTGGGAGGCAGTGACTTCGCTGCTTTCATCTATTGCCATGTGTCTGAGATATGTGGGAGGAAACACTTTCGCTCTCAGCTCCGTCCGCGGTCTGCCGTACATGGGCCAGAGTTCAGTGCCGAATCCGACCCCGTTCCTGTTCCTGAACAGGACCGGCTACCGGAGCCTGGATCCGGCATACAAGCAGATCGTCGAGACCTTCAATTTCAGAGCGAAGAAAGGGCATTCCTATGCCTGGGACGTCGCTGACTTCAGCGGCACTCCCGTCAAATACAACGGCGCCAACGGCTGGCGTGCATTCAGCTCACTCTCCACGGCATCGCCGCTGCTCCTGGATGCGACATCGCTGGCCGCCATCAACGGATACGGCGACATCTCAGGCCAGGAGGAAAAATACGTCCTGCTTCGCTCATATATCTCCGCAGAAGGCGGGGAGGAGAGCGGCATCACGTGCGGGGGCATCATCACCTCGATACGGTTCTCACCGGCTACGGCTGCGACGGTCTCCTTCAATATAGCCCATGCCTACTCCCATGCCGGAGCGGCCGCCGGCATCCCTCTCCCCGCCGGTGGCCTGAAATACGGTATCTATTGGGATACCGACACCGGCGACAGGTATGCGCTCCAGGAAAGCGGCACCTGGGTCCAGGTGGGCTCGACTGACCGGCCGCTGATCACTGTTGTGTTCGCGGATGTGGACAGCCATACAATCTCCTGGAACATCAATACTCCGGCCTATCCGGGCAAGCTGACGGTATTCATCGACAACTATTATCCGGACCGTCCCGTGCAGCAGTCGTTTTTCGTGCGTCTGGGCGCCATCACCGCAGTCGTTGATTCATCATACGTCCCGAGCTATCAGCGCGTCACCACGGTCCTGAATCCCGATCAGAATTACACTCTGCAAAGGGATGTGAAGTTCGGCAGTATCGCTGCACGGTTCGCGACCGACGGATCCGTGGCGAATGGCCTATTCAAGGGCATCACAAGCCAGAACGCCCTCGGGGATGTCAGGTTCGGCAATGGCACTGAGACATACAGCAGCAATGTCCCTCTCGCCGTCGGTACGGCCCTGCAGATCCTCGCATACCATGCCCGGGCATACAGCGTCCTGACGGGTACCATCACCCTGGAAGATGGCGGGAATCCCACATTCCGGGAGATCTGGGGCTACGGCGGGGCAAAGTTCCTGCTTCAGGGCTGCACGTGGGACATACTCCGCGGCCAGCTGACAGGAGCCATGCTCCGCGAATTCGACCTTTTCTCCGATATCTTCCCCTCGTTCAACGTCTCGTATGAGAGCGCCCTGGAGAAGGACAGCTATAACGGCGAGAGCATCCGGAACTCCATCAACGCCGCCAGCAGCGGAGGATCCTCCGGTGGAGGGGGGGGAGGAGGAACCGGCACCGTAACCTCCGTCGGCATCAATAACCGCGTCATCGGCCTGGACATCACCGGCGGACCGATCACCACTTTCGGAGAATTTGTGTTCACTCTTGCATCCGGTTGTATCATCCCGCAGCGCACCGCGGTCCAGCAGGGGCAGACGGCTTACGGCTGGGGCAATCATGCGCAAGCAGGATACGCTACCGAGACCTGGGTCGAGGACCAGCTCGCATCCATCGATGGCGTCATGCAGGTCGCCCCGAAGCTGACCATCGTCAGGGGATACACGTCTGCCGGCAGCCTGCCGGTGGATGGCATCAAAATAGAGCACCCCATGGTCGGGAAGACTCTCGACGGGGAGACATACGAAGCCGTGCTCATGGTCTACCGGAAACGGAATGCCAGGAAACTGGTGTACAATCCCTCCCACCGGCACATAAAAAAGGCGTACGCCGTGGCCCTCGGAAGCCATGCGATCACCGGTCATGTGGCCTATACCAGCACTTCGAAGGATATAGACAATAAGCCCGACAGGTATTACATGCCATTCAGCACCCTGAGGGAATTCATCATCAAGCGGTTCATGCGTGACGACCGGTACACGGCCCAGCAGCTGTATAACAGCATGACCTATGCGATATGGTCCGCTGATACGACCTATGTGAACAGAGGATTCCGTGGCAGGGGAGGCTATCTCCGTCTCGGCATCGCCATCCGGGTGAAAAATCCCGCATTCACGGAGCTCGAGCGGGGCACGACCATATCTCCGACCACCACCGCGATTGCATGGCAGCACGGCGGTCCGTATATCAGCAGATATCTCTATTCGGACGTGGCGCCCCTCGATGCGATTTTGGTCTCCGACAACGGGACGAAGAACGTGAGGCAGATGTTTTTCGGAGTGCAGGGGGATTAAAAAAATGGGGACGCACCCGACGGGTGCACCCCTGAAAAGGCACCCGACGGGTACCATCCGAAGGCAGCACCCGACGGGTGCAACTGGGACAAAGTTAGTGAAACTTTTTTAATGAAACTTATATGGCAGAAATTATTCTTCAAGACATCAGGATAGGCACTGATGTTCACATGCTGGTAACGCTGACGGATAGCGGAGTGGCAATATCCTGGGACAGCGTTGACATTCAGCAGCTGTTTGCCTACAGCGAGCCGCAGCGGGCATTCGCCGGGAACTGCACCTATGTCATCGACGAGGAGGACGCCACAAAGCTCCACGTCACATATCCGGCCGCCGTGCAGAAATTGCTTGGCAAGATGCGCCTGGTCGCCCAGGTAAATCTCATCGGCAACGTTGCCACCTATGACGCTTTCGCTTTCAACATCGTGAAATTCTCCGACGATGACGAGGATCTCACCGTTGAGGAAATCGAGATTCCTCTCGCCGTTGAGGCGGTCGATACGACCATCATGTACGAGATCCTGAGGGCCTGCCAGGCGGCCACCGCCGCAGCCAATGAGGCGAAGGAGGGAGCCGACGAAGCCGCTGACGCAGCGACCGCTGCAGCAGCTGCCGCGAACTCCGCCGCGGATGCTGCAAATTCTGCTGCCGAGGCCGCCACGGCTGCAAAGGAAGCCGCGGATCTGGCTACGGCTGCCGCCAATGCCGCCGCGGATTCTGCGAATTCTGCTGCCGCTGATGCGACTGCCGGCGCTGCCGCCGCGAACGCCGCTGCTGCCGCCGCCGCTGCTGCGAAGGAGGCTGCGGACAGGGCCACGACTGCCGCGAACTCTGCCGCCGCCGCTGCAACATCCGCCGCCAATTCCGCGAATGCCGCTGCATCCGCCGCCACCACTGCAACCACCAACGCCACTGCTGCCACCGCTGCGGCTAATTCAGCCGCTACGGCAGCGAGCTCAGCCGCTGCTGCTGCCACAGCCGCGAAGGAAGCTGCGGATCTGGCCACTGCCGCGGCCACTGCCGCCGCCGCTGCTGCGAATGCCGCCGCCGCCAGGGTGGAGACCGCCATCGAGAATGCTGCGGCCGCTACCACCGCCGCGAACTCAGCCGCTGCTGATGCGACTGCCGGCGCTGCCGCCGCGAACTCTGCCGCTGCTGCTGCCACAGCTGCGAAGGAAGCTGCTGACCTGGCAACTACCGCCGCCAA